ACTGGTCGTGTGCGCTTAGAATTCTCCAACTACACCGCATACTTATACGACATAATATACATCTATACAGCGCCTTCTACAAGCTCATCGAAGCATGAAAATGGGAGTTCACAATAGCTGTGAACAGCTCCTTCCCCAGTATCTTCATCATCATAGTTCTACACATTGAATGCGTATGGAGAACAATAATAAATCAGATCCAACCCTGTAACATTAGTATATCTATCGTGGATCAACTTGATGTATGGTCCACTAGTAGTACTTTCTAATATTACCAACGGATTCCTGAGTATACCATTCTGATTGTAAAAAGCACCTACAACCTATTGCGCGTCATCTTGTTTAATGGACGCATTAGGGGTGTATACAGATTGCTTTAAATCTTTACTACCTTTGTAATTTCTATTGATTATACTATTACTGCGGATATACATAAAGTAGTCATCGGGTATTTCGAATACAGTAGTCCATTCATCGCTGTCCGGACTCTTTGTATATACAGGTAACTACTTATGTCTGATTAAAGTCTTAACTGTATCATTTAGTTTCTTAGACGCCCTTGTACCACGCTCTACTTGAGAATCGGCAAGGAACAAAGTCTTGATATACTTTGTTTGGTATTCGCTAAGAAACGAATATATAGTATCTGTATCAAGCTTGTCTTTGATTTCTTCAAGCGGATACATAGTTCGAACTCTACGCTCAAACTCTATACCTAATTGTCTTGTCTGTTCTTGTGTCATGATTCAAGTGGTCTAGTTTGTGTTTTAGTTGTAAGCCTTGGAGATTCTACTACCTCCAAAGACATTATGATAGCTAAGTTAATTAATTCCTCAGCCATTGTATCGTTTAATTCAAAATCAGCATTTGTTGTATCACCTACAAATTTAACCGGTTTCTTTACATAAACTACGTTAAGTTGCTTAGGTGCTTTCTTATACTTTACAGAATCGACGAGTACATGTATATAATCGTTTTCTATAAAGCATACTGGGATATCAATCCAAGGTATGTTTATGGTTGTATTCATAAACTTTGCTGCATCTTCATGCGATACAAGTCTTACATTGTTTATACTCTTCCCTAATTCAATAAAACTTTGTATATAGTATAAGAAATCTTCTGGAAGTTCATAAACACAATCATTAGCACATGTAGCATGTTGCTGATCACCATCAACACGTTTTCTAATGATTAATGGCCGTATATCTTCAACAGCTTTGGTATCTATTTCAAATACAGCTTGTCTCGGATTGTTACCTGTTATTTTTTGCGCTATCAATGCCAGATAAGCTTTATCCAGTATTGTAGCTATTTCATATTCTGTGAGCGACGGATATGACGAAGCATATTCTGCCTTGTCATATTCAATCTTGAATTTGGTTATAATGTCTGAGTGCTTCATCATTCGTCGTTAATTATTACTTATTCTCTACCTGATTGATAATAGAGAGTTTCAAATCTTGGTTCTTTTTAGCATTAAGATAAGCAATTGCATCCTCTTTGCTATCTGCAATCATTTCAGAACCATAGTAGTATTGTGTACGATCCTTACGGAGCACACCTTTTGCGATAGCTTCTTCAATGAGGAATTCAGTTTCTTTATCTTTATTGTTTACCCATACTGTAAAGAATTTCTGCGGCTGCTTATCTACCAGACTGAACAATGTAGATTCTACAAGTTCGTTTGACAGGTTGTCAGACTTAACACCAAAGATTCTGAGACACTTACGCATTTGATCAAGTGTAAGCTTATCAAATTCTTTGATAGCATCTCTACGAAGCTTGTTGATTCTATTCTGCTCAATAGCTTCAGCCTGACGGTTGATCAGCAGATAATCTTTACCAGCATTAAGCTTGTCAAGAGAAGTTGCAACTCTCTTATGGTTTGTTAAGAACTTGATGATCATCTCTTGACGAGGATAGGAATCATCTAATACAAGGCTTCTAGCTCCAATCTTCACGGAGAAGTTCTTCCAGAATTCACTCTCTTTTGCGAGATGACCTTCTGGGTAACCTAAAGCCTTTTCAAATTTTCTTTCATCTTCAGGCGTAAGCCCGGTATAAATCGACCCAGACCTTGTGAAGTATGGTGCTATGTAGTCATAACAGTTCTTATACTTCAACAATCCTGCCCAGGGATTTTTCTTTCTAAGTTTTAATTCTACTATCATTTTATTCTATTTCATTGTAGTCAATCCCAGTTGCCCACATAGCGTATTCTAGACTGACTGATTCATTTAATTTACATATTTTACAGTCTTGTATATTACATGTATTCATACCTTAAGACACTACGCCACGAACAGAGCGGCCGTAATCATTGTAGCTAAAGGTCACTTCCTTTCTACCATTGTAAAAATACAAGTAGTTAGCTCTACTACTATCAAAAGGAGAAGAACTCCAATAGTAACCGCGATTGCCTACCCAGTTCTGACTACCAGATTCCCAGTTGCCAGCAGCAGGAAAGAACACTGAGTTACCGTTTTGAGCTGTGAACAGACCACCATTTATACCACTACCTTCGTAGTCAGTTACAAACTGATAAGTAGTATTAGCTATCAATTCTTCCATTTGTGCTTCCGTTGGCATATGCCAATCACCACCCCATTCTTGTGCGGCAGTATCAGCAGATGCTGCAAGTGGATCTTCAGTACCTGTATACGATGTATCAGTACTATTATATGTTTTACTACCCATTCCATACATATAGTAGTTACCATAGTCAGTTTCACTGTTTGCTCCAACATTCATCGTTGCCCATAAAGTACCACTAGGAAGTCCAAGGTCTACATATTCGTGTCCGTTGTACTTAGGGTTACCGGGTTTGCCAGAAAGTTGACAGAAAGCAACCGCGAAAGTGTTAAAATAACTATCCCGAATTGGCGTATATGTGACGGTTTTATCGACAGTACCGTAAAAATAAATACCAATATCAGAATAATACCAAGCTCTTTCCGACGACCACTCGGTAGAAGACAAAAGTGGCTACATATCGTACCCGAATATCTTCCTAATATTCTAACGCTGTTTATCAAGTTCTCCAAATGCAGGCAAATAACCGTTGCCTTGGAATTGTTCCGAAGCCCATCTCGCAGCAGGATATTTATCTGCTCCAAGAGATAAAAGTAATTCTGTATTTGCTTTACCGTTAAAATCAGTATCCGCGGTGTCCCGACTTGTAAAATCATCCAGTCCTGTATCCACTTTTTCTGTAGACCATTTCATCTCGGAACTACTTCGATTAAACCATACGCTCTTACCTTCATTCTCTGTAGCAAGGCCTATACATCTCCCAAGATATCCAGCCTTCTCAGTAGGACCAAACGTCCAATCAGAATATAGATAGTCACCGACTTTAGCATTCTCATATAGAACATCTCCAACCACAATGGCTATCTCTATATCCTGTTGTACATCTTGTATGGTGAGAACACCATCCTCATATGTATGTGCTACATTAGCATCAACACCACCCGTAGCCCCATAAGGGATAGGAATGTTGAGCTTTAATGTTCTTGCAGATTTAATCTCCGTAGGTAAGTTTGACACATCAAAATTACCTGTAACGTTGTACGTAATTGTATAAGTCTGACCATATTCGGGATCATATTGACCTAAAACCCCAAGCTGAGACTCATGATTATGTATTTCAGAGCTTGTGCCCCCATTGCGCTGTGCGCGCATGAGGGCCTGCCACTCTTCAAAGTTCATACCTTTCATATAAACTTGTATTTTGTTTAGTTAATTACTCATTGGGAGTAACAGCCATGCTCTCAGTATCATCTGCGTCGCAATACAGGATACCGCAAGACAGCGGATTACGCAGCATAATACCCTCCTCACCAAGGAAGTGTACGCTGTAACCATCACGGCTGTTAGAACGCAGCGTGTTAATGCTGTTACCGTAACCACTGGGGATTACAGAACCACCTGTCGTCCACTGCACGAACTCACGACCCTTACGACAAACCTTAACAACGTTTGCCTGACCATCACGCATACCGAGGTCAACAAACAGGAATGTATAAGACATAAGGGGTTTACCGGTCAGCGGGTGAAGCTGACGGAAGAGCTCCATGTTATCAAACAGAGCACAACGCTTAACGGTGAGCTCAATGCCATTAACCATCTTATAAGTTGTAAACTGACCACCGAGAGTGAGCTCCTGACCAGAACCAGTGATAAACTTAGTATCAATCAGGTTGAAGCTAGCAGCCTTCTCCTTCAGGATGCGGTCAAACTCTCTGATACCCATCTCACCAGTCAGAGCAATGAACTTACGCTCATTGGTACCAAGCAGGTTGTAGCAAAGATCGAAGAGATAATCCTCGAACAGCTCGGTTGTCAGAGTTGTGTAATAACGAATGTTAGCAGGAGCAATCTGCTCGAACAGACCTGCAGAAATGGGCACAGGACGTCCGTTTGTACCTTTCAGGGTATAAGTACCATCAGCATTGCGGTTGCTGTGTGAGAACAGAAGGAACTTCTCCTCACGGCGCTTCCACTCACGAAGAGCGAGCCAGTACTGATAGTCAGCCCAGAGATAGCTCTTCTTGCCAGTCTCAGGATCCTGCAGAGCAATAGCGAGAACGGTGCTATAAGCATCACCAGTGATATCATAAGTCAGACGCAGCGTAGTAAGATTATTACGCATCTTAAACGGAGTCTGATAGTTGATGATATCAGCTTCATCGCTGTACTCCTCATAAGCAGAACCGATACGGCTAACCTGACGGCCAGGCATCAGATACTCACAAGGAATGTATGAACCAGAGAAACCCTCTGCTACATATACTTCATAAACCCAAGTGCTACCATCCTGATAGGGAACACCGTTTACGCGAACCTGATAGTTTACATTGTCAAAGCTGAGCACGGCACCAGGACCGAACCATCTTTCCTCGAGACCGAGGTAAATAGGAGTGTTGTTGACACCAGGAGTCAGACCATCAGCAATAGACTGCGGAGTAATCTCCTTACCGTTCCATTTAGCCCAGCGGATGTTAACAGCGTGCTCGCTATCAACCATCACAGACCATTCATATTCGCGATTTTCGATGATCATTGTACGACCAAGACCACCAGTAATAAGATCAATGGCCGTTGATACGCCATCGTCCTTTGTACCAAATACAAGCGAAAGAAGACCAGCAACTTCATGAGGGCGGGTCAGCATTGCATTGGCAATCATGTTTTCGTCAACCAGATCAGAGAAACGCTTTCCTCTGTACAGCTGAAGATTGTTTAAAAGTGAATTATTCATTTGTTAATTAAAGTTATTGTTGATCAATTAGAAGAACTTTGACGCAACGTCCAACAATTGATGTTTATTATCTTCGTTGGCATTGTATGTCGAATGATTTTTCGTTTGATGCCTTAACATAGTTCTAAGTTTACTTGCAGCAGAGGTCTGACCATTACGCTTAGCTTCACCGAGGAGACTATCACCTTTCATGGTGAAATAGGCAGACTCAATCAAATTGTTGATCATGTTTGCATTGAAGTCCTTCTGGTATTGCGTGAGACCGTCTGCGTCAGTTCTTGTGATATAATCAAGCAGTCGTTTCCTGTCCTCCTTTGGAACAGCGATTCCTCTAATATTATCTAGAGAACCGATACTTGAGTTCAGATCAGTCATAAACTGACGAGCCTGTTCCTCTTGAGCGACTCTTATGCGTTCTTGCTGTTCAGCAGCTTGTGCGATGCGTGCTTCTTGAATTTGTTTCAATCTAGCTACAGCATCTTCAGCTTCTTCTACCAGCATGTCAGCATCCTCATATCTCTCAATTTTACGATTGATTTGTTCATCATTGAAACCCTAGAGTTTCATGTAATCACGAACAACTGCTTTCTAATTAGATTCATCCTCCATGTCCATATTGTCGTATGTCAGTTGCTGTTGTGCAGCTTGATAGAAATCTTCAAACCTACCGCCGTTCTTAACATAATTGTCAAGCTGAGCAATACGCTCGTCGGCATATGTGGGTGTGGAGTTCTATTCCACAACATCTCCAATATAATCGATGAGTCCTTCTACTGTAGTCGGCTTCTCATCATCTTCAACATCCCAGTTGAGAGCTTCGGCAAAGGCGTCAAAGAAAGCACCAATGTTCTGCGCTTCATTAGGGTCTGGTGTATTATTAATTTCTTCAGCACCACCCTCTTCACCCAAACCATCATCTGTTGATGTAGGAGGTTCGTTATTCATTCTTTTCTGTACGTCGTCGGGGATCTCTGTAGTATCATCGTGTGGATCCTCAACATCCTCAGGAGTAGTATTTACTACATCTGGTTTATTCTCTTCTATCAATTCGTCAACATCATTGTCATCTGTTTCATCGAAATCATCTCTATCGAGATCTGTAACACCTCCACTACGCTCGATGTTAGTATAACCGAGATCGTCAAGTGAATCTAACAATGATGGGCTATTCTTTTTCTTTCTCATATTATATAATATGTATTAATTTTTACAGTTTATTCTGTTGTATTAAATAAACGGAATTATTGCAATTCCCGTACCGACAGCAGAGCCTGCAACATCGGTAGCTAAATCTTTAAGATCAAATTCACCTTCTGTAAACTGATCGTATATCTCTTTTAGTACGCCTAAGCATACGGCAGATATTCCACCATATGCTATTGCTGCTTGCGGATCTTCTACAAAGTGTGTAAGTACAGCTCCGATTAATCCTGCAAGTATAGCTGGTATACTGAAGTGTAGTATTTTATCTTTAGGGAGATTCCCTATTTTATCAAATATCTTTCTCATAGTATATTATTTTGCATCTGAAACAGCATCTCCTAGTTTTGGAGCCCATAAACCATAATTTATGACATCTTCTGTGCGCTTTTTATCTTGCCACAGTTTTATCTGATTATCTATCTTTTTTAACTATCGGTTAGATGTAGCTAATTGTTTTTCTTTTTTTAACATCTTTAATGCTTTTCTACCCTTTTTCAAAAATGGAATAGCGCCGGCCACATCCCAAGCTACATCTGACCAAGTTGCTCCATCTCCATGTACCAAATCGTTTACATCATGACCTAAATCTAAAGCTGTTATCACAGCACCGACTCCGGGAATAAATCCCAATACGCCACTTGCTCCATCTGTCCACTGTGCGGCATTATCGCTGCCTGTAATATTTTTGGCCACCGACCCTAAAAATGTCTATGGTCTACGACCACTAGGAGGGTCTCCCAAAGCTTTGCCGTATTCATATTTGTGTTTCCACTTCCTAGCGTTTAAAGCAAATGTTGCCATTTTCTTCTAAGCTGGAGTTCCGTGTGCTTTGAACCATGAAGCAGATTTGCCTGTTCTTTTCTTTAATGCTGTAAACTTTCCTCTATTCTCAGGTTTAATATGTATCCCAGAAGCTTTGCCGTATTCATAACCATATGGAGTTCCATAATATAAATCTCGTTGCCATTGTGGTAATACTTTCTTTAAATCTATACCCATCGTACCTCTCCAATTACGTTCTACTCCAGAAGCAGGATTATATATATAATTTCCAAACTCATCTACATCATATAAGTAGGCTCTATGCTGAGCGTTTCCTATTAAATCTCCTATTTCTTCAGGCATATCTTTAATAGAATTAAGCACGCTTCTTGGATATATTTTGCCTTCTATGTCCGGTCTGAGTACAAAATTCATAAAATCAACATCTTTTTGCCTTATATCACCAAACAATTGTCTTTCTAATTTACGCATTTGTTTTGCGTAATCAGAATAATCATCTTTTTCAAGATTAAATTTTCCAGTCTGGTTCATTCTGTTTTTCGTAGCAGTTTGTAATGCATCATCATATGCCGCTCTCAATTCTGGTGATGTTGCTGTTTTTATACCCTTACGGGCAGCAACTTCTAATTCGACCGGGTCTCCACTTAATAGTGTAACTTTACTTGTTTTTGGAGCAATTTCGCTACCGTATGTAAATAAATCCGATGGTTCTGTAGACACAACACGTTTGCCCAACAACTCATTGCCATCAAAAGCAATTGTATATCCTTCGTCCCAGTCTCCAGATGAATGACTCCTTACAGAATTCCCATAAGACATATTAGTTATTTTTGGAGATTCTTGTCCGCTCCAACCACCATCTGGCATATTTTTAACTCTTCCAGTGTATCTCTAATATTTTGGGTCAACAAATGCAAATCTAGAATTTCTTGGAGATAATGCGATTCTACCGTTTTCAGGACTCATAACACCACCTACAAACTTTCTATATATAGTTGGAAATTTGGCGTCTAATCCATACATTATCTTTCCAATGGGATATCTAAAGTACTGAGCCATCGGAGATTGTGAATACCACAGATAATTGCCAGCCTACTATAACAATGGTTTAGACAACTGACCAAGTGTAATTAGATCAAATTCCGGATGAACTAGTTCCAAAGGGCCCCCTTGTGGTCTGTAATACTCTCCACTAATAGGATCAGTAAATCCTACCATCTCACTTTGTTTAGCAAGTCTATCCATTTTTCTTTCGATAGCCTATCTTACGTCTACTCCAGGTCTAACGATTACATTATCGAGTAAAAGATTGCCAACACTACCATCATCTAATACAATATTTCCTTCTTCATCAAATGAAAAATTATGAACAGTATTGTCGTTAGTTTTTATATTATATATAGGTTTCCCACCTGCATATCTAGGTTTCTTTAATCTTTTCATAATCATAATCCCATTGTCCATATATATTCT